GTATTTTAATGACCATACTATTGGTCGGAGCATTCTTTATTTTGTTTTTTAAATCACCATACAATTTAAAAAGGGAAAAGAAAAAGGAGGAGGAAGTATCTTCGACAGTTGAATATGTTGAAGATACTGGACTAGAATCGTATGGTGACGTTATGAAACCAGGGGACACTGGCACGTTTGTGCCATTTTCTACTATCCCAGATGATAATTGGTTGAGTGGGTATCCCCACTTGGAAGATACAGAATATGACGCCAACGTACCAAAACGTTTGATCACACGAGAGCTTGCAATGGAGGAGTTGAAAGAAAGTTTAAGTGTATCTTAGAATTACAGGTTGCATGGTCTTTCCCATGAAAAATCCTAAAAGAAATACTGCAAATGCGATGATCCACGTAGACTTTTCTATATTTTTGAAAGGATCGCGTGATTCTGGATATCCATAGTTCACTTCCGGGGGTTGAAAATAATACGGTTGCTCATTGGGTATTTCCTGACTATGTTTTTCATCCTCTTCCTGAACGAGAGGGTCTACGGCGGGATTGTATTCGATTGGATTACCAATGTCACTTTCCATTACTAATATACTTTCTCTTTTTTTTAAGTGTCTTCTGACTCACTCTCCTCTTCGTCATCTACAACAAAATCCTGTAAGTTACCGTTTTCGTCGGCATCGTCTTCGTCGTCAGATTCACTCTCGTCTGATAGACATTCTTCGTCAGATTCTATATCAGAACCGACATCAGTATCATATTCATCAGAACAATAATCATCGTCGAGAGCCGTCTCGGTTGGAATAAATATAGCGGGTTTTTTAACTACTCTACCCGATCGTGTAGACATTAACATATATAGTCGATTACTGTTTAAGTACGTTTATAATATTAGGGGTCAATTTGTGGGCCCTGGATGTACATTTCTTACATGTAGGACAGACTTGCTTGATTTCATTCTTTTTTATGGTGTATGTCATGAGGCTTTCGTGGCACGATTCATTCGTTTCACAAAACCTCGAAGTAGTTGTGAGTACTAAGCCACCCTTCTGACGTTTCATGTTTATAATTTTCGTATTGTCGTCAACCTTCATCCACTTGTTCAAGAAAAATTCGAGTTGTGCCCTGACATTTGGTAAGGGTTTATCGACAAACTGTGTAATTTCCTTACACTTCTTAATCTCCTCCTTGTCAGGGTATAGAATGTCTACAATTTGACTGGGAAGTTCGTGTCTTCGTCCACAGAAATCTTTACAGAAGCCATCTACACGCCCCTCGAGTGTGGGGCACACACAAAAACACTTCTGTAGAATCTGTTTACCACTGATTAAAAACCAAACGTGATTCGAATTGTGTTTTCTCTGTGTATTTTCACAATATTTGGATGTGCTCGAAACCAAGAATGTATTTTTGGACTTGTATATCTTTGTCACGTAGGATTCCCCCTGACCATTCAAATTTTTACGAATAAACGTTTCGAGTGAATTTCTGAGAGTGCTGTCACAAATTTCATCCTTCATCTGTTCGTTTGAAAATGAACCCTCTTTTCGTTTTGTCGACAAGTCGATTGAGAGAGTGACAGGTTTTTCGGTCCTAACCGCGGTTGATTTTAGGAGGTCTGGTTCTGGTTCTGGGTTAATTCTCATCAGAGATGAGAGGGGCCAAGTGTATTTGAATAGTGGTAAATATATACCTTCCACCACACCTTTGTTCATTTTGTGGGACCACGGCATACGAAATCCACTTCCCTTCGTTTTCCTGTCAGGGTTTCCATACACCGATGAGTCTATGATTGTATCCCACTCAGTGTTTCTATCATAACTGAATAAATCTGAAAGTATATACTCCCTCAAATACACGGCGATATCTTGATTCACCACGAAATCAGGCCAGTTTAGGTGGACACCAGTTTTAATTTTGTTACCAGATTTTTTGGGTTTCGCGACAGAAATTATACATTCCTTCCCCTCAAATTTCTTGACACATTTACATATCACTTCACAAATATCTCTGATCATGTCGATTCCCAAACTATCCTCACCCTTGTAATCTATGTCGACGAAGAAATTGTAGGTAGGTGTCTTCTGTTCCACGACGAATACCTTTTCACCTACCTTGACAGCATCGATGTACTTTTCGTAGAATTCATTCAATCTATCAAATGGCACAGACAGGCAACCGCCGTCTAGGAGCACATGTGATGGATTGGGGACCTTTTTCAAAAAGCCGTTTTGATTGCACCAGCTTTTGAACATACTTACTTAACTACTCTCATCTCTAAACCATCTCATGAAAGAGACGTCTTGAAATTCTTTTGTTTTTGACAATTCCTTCTTAAAGGTCAGCAATTCGTAAACTGTCATATTTTCATTTTCCTTAATCCACTCCTGGATTTCTACATCACACAATCCCCTATTCTTTTCAAGAAGTTCAGATATTTGTCTCAAAATAAAAGCCTTGGACTTCATTATTTAATAGAAAACTTTTTTCTATCCTGGGATTGAACACAAGCGTAAAATTCTGGATTTTTAATGACATTGTCTATTATTAACTTCCAACGCTTACGTGAGTTAAACTCTGGTAACGTGTCATAACTCATATAATCGTTTTCATCGTATGTTTTTCTTATGGGCTGATTGTTAATCTTCTTTAGATTCATCTTTGCCTTTTCATCGTAAAATTTTTTAATTTGGGTGTTCTGTTCTGTGCGATTATAGTCTACAAAAAACACAAACACGTTATATTCGAGGTCAACTGTCGGACTTTCTTTAACTGTAAATTTGAAGTCGGTGTACTCTACGTTTTTTAAAGAAACCACACCACGTGTCTCTTCTTCTAATTCTCGTAGAGCACAACGAATTGGATTTGTTATTTCCCTACGTCTACACCCACCAGTAACAAAAATCCAATCCTTGAATCTCCAATCCCTCACGGTGAGAAATTTTGGTTGATCACCGTGAAAACTAACTGGTATTGCAATAGCTTTATACTTCTTCATTGCGCATTCGCAAGTTATAATAAGATGATATGTTTATTCCTCCGATTTTTCCTCTACTGGTTCTTCCTCAATTTCGTCTAGTTTTGGTGTGTCAACAACACTACGCTTGGGCTGAGGAAGACGGCGGGCCATGTGGGCTGAAAAAACTTTCAACTCGTCGACATCCTGTTTAGCCTTGTTTAGCTCCTTAAAAAGGAATATCACACCTGCGATACAAACAATTGTAGCAATTATAGTCATAGTCTCACGATCGATAGGAATCATTATACTGTATGTACGAATTTTGTTTTTAAGTTATTACGCCCATAGAGGTTGTACTCTCATTAGGGCACTGATATGGGCTAGTTGCGAATTGAACGGCTTGGTAATGCGTAGGTTGACAAGACTTCTCTGTCGGCTGGGTGGGCTGACCGACAAATTTTTCGAGTGTCCTGGACTTCGGGTCATACGTCAATACAAAAACGATGGATAGGAGAAAGACGATCTTCCAAAACATTGTTACTTACTATTTAGTTAGAATATAATAGGCCACCCATGCCATTTTCGATGCGGAGCACGTTGTAGTTTACTGCATATATGTCCTCGTCGAAATCTTGGGCGGTCGATTGGATTCTCGCAGAATCGAGGCGAGAGAAGTTGAGGGTGCCAGTGGGTTGAAGTTTAGCAGCGTCCAAACAGAAAGGGACGAAGAACAACATGTTACCCCTAACACTGGAGTTGGTAGTGTGGTAATAGAGGGGAACCGATGTGAAGTTGGGATCGGCGAATTTGTAATCGGTGATATCAGTCCCGTTGATTTGAAGTTTAAGCTTGTTAGCCTTATCGAGGATAGTCATGGCAGAAGCCTTACCAGCCGCCAAATATTTGATGGGGTGGTTGAAGTTGAGCTCCTGAACCTTAGCCTTGGAACCGATCGACTTCTGAACCTGCGTAATGAGCATGTTTTGGGAACCGGTGGAGAATGCAGCACGCTCGTCCGTGTCGAGATAGGCATAGTTGGCGTAAACGTTCCACGAATGGTTAGCCGCTAGGGTTCCCCAAGTGATGCGCAACTCGACGTCATGGTACTGGAGGGCCACTAGGGGGAGGGCAGATTGCCAGTTCTCACAGAAGGAGAAGCGAAGGGGATAGAACTTGGCAGTCGCGGCACCGTCGTAGAGACCAGCCGCCACAGACTTGGATTGTGTGGCAGCCGAGAGGGTGGGGGCGATGAGAGTGGAATACGTGGAATCTTGGGTGTCAATAACTTGGCCACCCACGAGAAGCTCGACCTTGGAAATCAAAGCAGTCCAGTCGGGGATTGGCTCTGTATCGGGGCCCGTTGAATCGTGAGGAGCCAAGTAAACATAGTTGAGGAGATCACCCTTGCGCTCGAAACGAACGGAGGACATACCACCGTTGTTCACGTTACCTTGGATGACCTGACGTTCAACAGTTTGGGAAAAATTCGTGTAACGTTTGTACGTGGACCTAAAGAAAGAGACCTCAGGATTACCCACGAGGTGAGCATCCTGGGCACCGACAGCGACTAGTTGGGCAATACCACCAGACATTTATAATATAGTGAGACTTTATTTTTAAGCATTTTCGAGAGCTTCGATTCTCTTCGTCAACGAGAATACCACGTTCTGGAGGAGGGTAATTTGGGATTTCATACCCTTGAGGTCAATATTTTGTGTCGTTCCATTGGGTGTCGAGGGCTTAGTGGGCCACACAGGGTTCGTGGGATCCTCAGTCTTCGAGGGGAGGTCACGAAGCCCCTGACGATATGCGATCCACACACCCCTCTTGTCATCAGGTATTTGGTAATCCGTGGAGAAGACCCAATCCACCTCGGTTAGGCGCCTGCTGCGTTCTTCGCGGAGGTTTTTCCAAGGCTGGGCATCGATGAGTTCTTGGAGCTTTGCTTCAAACTCCTCCTTTGGGGGTTTTTCGTAGCCTTCGGGGAACTTTATGGATTCCCACGTTTCACCAAATTCACTCGCAGGTGGGATAATCATAAAATGTTTGATTGTATTTTCAACCAAAACCACTTGTTTCATAAAATCCAAACGTAGCTGCATTTAGTATAAGTTTATATAATAAAATGTTCACCATGACGATAAGTAGAAGCCATTGAAACCACCGTATCCCCCATTTCCTTGGAATGCTGCAGTACCGGAAGCTACTATAGTATATATATAATCACCTACATCTAATTTAATCATCACAGTAGCTACATTGGTTGAATCACCCGGTAGTGCCGAGTTTTGGTTTTTGCCAGTTATAAGGTGTAGTGGATTATTAGCATTCGTATCAGAACCATTTATCTGATATCTTATAGCCGGTGGGTCGGTACTATAGCTCCCTACAAAGTGACTGAACATATAAATCCCCCGTATAGGTGCCGTGAATCTACCATTACTAGTGTCAAGCCCACCACCTTGATTAAAACCAACGTAATTCCATATAATAGCACCACCAGTATTCGTAACGCCCTGGTATTGCCGGTTAGCCACAAAATACACCGGACATTCTGTCATATTCACACCCTTAATAGTCCCCCTCACATCCAATTGGGCTTCAGGGACTTTCCCGATGCCGACGGCCGTGTCGCTGATGACCATGTACCGCCCGGTTCGGCCCAATCGGTACAACTTTTGGACCTCCGAGGCTTCGAGGGCGACGTTGTAGAGTTTGAAGTTGGAGATTTTACCATTTACAGGCTCTGTTCCTCCAATCCTTGCTCCAATATTCAATGCTGAATTCGCTGGTAGGGATGGTTGTGTGACCGTCCCTGCCGTAGCTCTGGATCCCGGAGCTACCAAAAGTTCAACACCATCAACCCAAATTTTTCTACTCACACCGACTTGTCCACCCGTAACACCGGAATCTGTACCTCCATCATAATTAGCTACAAGATGAT